CGCACTCTTGGATAATCATTTGAATCTCGCCACACTTTGCCTAATAGTAAATCCTCTTCTGCGAATTTCATATCTGACCCGAATTGTCCGGTTGTCTGAGCTGTTAAAATCTCTGTTCTAGCTATAGAACGAGCACGATCATCACTGAACGCATAATCACGCTGCAATACAGATTGCACCTTGTCTATCGAATACGGACTATCTGAGATAGTGTCATAGATCAACTTACGGACACGGTCGGCAGAAGTTCCGACAATCTCTGATGCGCTGAACTTCGATCGCCACTCAATCCAATCTAATAGTTTGTCATCTATGAAATCATACTTACCAAATACTCCCTCTGGACTGAACGGTATTTCAACAGGAATGTTCAAATAGTTGATCTCTCCGACCACCATGATCGTTCCGAGTAACCACTCATTAAACAGCTTCTCCCAATCCTCAACCATTTTATCAATCGTTCGGTTGTTCAAAACATACTCTTCTACCCAGTCCTGAAAGTCTTTAGGATAATCTGATAAATCGGCGCGGTTATTCGCAAAATTGGGTGGTTCTGGTGCATCGTTTAACGTGTCATGGATTAATTGTCGTTGATTAGATAAAACGTCTATAAATGCCAAATAAGCCTGTTCAGCAACGATAGCAACATCTGCTGACCACGGCTCATTCATCTCAGCAACAAATGGATCACTACTTAGTTTTTTCTTTGAGGAAGATCTCGCTTGGGAAACGTCTGATTTGTCTGCCTTCATCGTCGTCCTCCTCATCCTCTTTTGATTTTTGAGTATTGCCAAATAAATTAGAATAGCCTACTTGTTGTTTAGGTTCTGATATTGCATCATGGCCAACCATCTCATTGGCTGCTTCGTCATTATCGATCCACCCTTGATTAACCTTAGCTATCAAGTTGTTAATCTCCGTTGCTTCTGCGGTTGCTTCAGCTTGACGATCCTTCGAACGAACTTCATTAAATGTAACTGAAACACTAGACTGGCTACCTTTCACTCTTAAGGCAACTGTGTAGGCTTTTTCCAGTAGTCGCTTCGTCATGTTCTGAATGCTTCGAATACCTGCAACTTGTATTTCCCATTGAATGGACCCGTGTGTTTCTGTTGTAGACTGATTCTGTCCTAACATAATTGGCAACTGCTTAAGTGCGACAGTGACTTGTCGATCGAGGATATCTAAGAGAGATTTAAAATCAATACTCTTCCCACCCATACCGGAAACCTGCTCAACTTTGATCGTGTCATCATGATAGAAATCATCATCTATATCAATCTCTGCAAAAGCCGTTTCTATCGTATCCATATAGTCATTAATGAACTTCTCAGAGCCTTCTTTATCGAATTGTAGCCGTTCAGGAATATTACTGACTATCGCCTCTGTTGAAACGGACACATCAAAACGGGGATAGCCCATCTTGTGAGCGATAATCCGCAGATCGTTTAAGACCTCTGCTTGAAAGATAACTGCTTCAAGTGCTGGCAGCATTGGTGAACGACCATAAGGATCGTCAATGTCAGGATCTAAAGGAACATAAAACACTTGCTCCGGATTCAATGTCAGCCATTTCCCGTCCGGTTGCCGCTGAGACAATTCAAGCTCGCCTGATTCTTCATTGGGAATGAAGTCAACCTTTGACGGTTGAATCGGATGAAAGTCCACAATCTCAGTTAATGAATCATCAAGTTCAACTTCCAATGCTTCAGCGCCATAGGTAAATCCTGCTAGATTTAGGACATTCACTAATTGGTCAGTTCCACCACCGTATATCTTCCCAATTCGAGGAGCCAAATCCTCGTTGATGTATTGCTGCATCTCTTCATCGTTTTCTCCATCAATACCAAATACCTGAACCTCATGTCCTTGGTTACCTAAACGGAGAAAGTTCCAGACTGCCATTGAAGCATCCGGATTAATGTCTCTTAGTAACTTCAGCGAGTCGAGTATCTTCTTTTCTCGGTGCAACTCTCTTTTTACAGGTTGGTTCAATTGCTTAAGAAAACCATAGTCCCACTTCGCTTTCGTTTGCCTGCCGCTCTCGAACTTGCCCGCAACTACTTTTTTTAAAGTATCTTTGCGAATGTTTCCTAATACTTTGCGCATACGTTTTTGTTTTCTGTTACGTCTGAATCGTTCAATAGGTCCTATTGTTATTTCCTCCTTCCTCTTATCTTAGGCAGATTGGGTTTAACATCGTCTGGATCAAAAGGCTTATCCATCTTAACCAACGCCTGAGACATCGAATCCACATCGTCATCATGAGCTCCATTAGGGAATGCTTCTAACTCATCTAACACTTCATCAGTCCATGCTTTCCATAGCGGATGAGGTACGTAGACATTTCCTGACTCCCAAAATGGTGCCACTGCTTGTGCGCGCACTTCTTTACCTCCTTGAGGATTCACTGCAACCATGCCAGGGATCTTTTTTTGTAGCATTTCAATGACGGCAGTACCATTCGCCTTATCTTCGACTAGTTTTGCCGTTGCTTCCGGCCAACGAGCTGTCAATGATTGGATAGCTCGCATCGTTTCTACGATGCCCATTCGCTCATGATGCCGATCTAGTAAATAAAAATCAGCATTATCTCTTGCCCATACTTGACCAGCCACATAGTCAGAAGTGCTTTTGTCCTTAAAAGTACAATCCCAAGACTGTATCTGCTGACTAAAAGAACTAGGCATGACTTTTACATCATCGCCTAGTCCCAATCGCACTTTCATTTCAATGGAAGGCACATAATATTTCGCCCATGATCGTTTAAAGATATCTCCACCAGCAGGTGTTGGTCGCTGCTGGTACAATGATGCCCAACCACGGGACCCAGTAACAGCTTTGGTTTGCTCCGCCCATTCTTCATCTTTACCAATTTCAGGGGCTAAAGCATCGCCGACCTTACGATCAAGCAAGTCCTTTTCCTCCGCAATAGCTGGTATTTTGATTTCGATCCAAGGTAATGTTTTTTCTTTTAATAAACGACCCGCTAAATCATCTTCATGCCAACGAGTCATAATAATGATTACAGAACCATTTGCCGATAAACGAGAATAAAACGTATCACGCCATTCAGAATAAATTTTATCTCGGATTGTCTTACTTTCTGCCTCAGCTCTGTTTTTTACAGGATCATCAATTATCAATAGATCGGAGCCACGGCCAGTTGCACCACCTAAGATAGATGTGCTGTATAACTGACCTAAATGATTATCAATACCCCATTCAGAAACACTCGCTATCTCAGAACTTAGTTTCAAATCGAATAGTTCATCACTGTATAAACGAAATTTTTCTCGGTTTTTTCGTCCGAACTTTTTGTAAAGTTCCTCTGAATATGAAACAACCATCGCCAATTTATCAGGATTCTTGCATAAAAAATAAGCTGGGAAGGTCTCTGTGATAAAAGTAGATTTACCATGTTGTGGTGGTAACTCCACGATGATAAATAATCGTTCTCTATTTGCTATACGATCCAAGTAAGGTGATATATATAACTGGTGTCGTAATGGTTTAAATGTGCACCCGTGGGTATAGAAAAAGAAGTCAGCAAAATTTCTCCTCGCTAACTCCTTTAGTGATTCTTTTCTAATTATCTCAAGATCAACCATCTTGTTCATAGGCTAATCGCCTCAATTCTTCGGTGCTTAGTTCAGCATATGGATTTTTTGCTTTCACTTCACCGGATAACTCCAATTTCTTAGTGTATATTCCATCCATTTTGTTCAAAGTATCAATCGCTCGAATCTGGTCTCCTGGATACTCATCGTCATTAGCAATCTCTGAAAGCTTCACCATACGTTCCTTTCGGGTCATAATAGCTTCGTCTTGAGCTTCTTCTTGGAGTTCTTTATACCTAGCCAGAATCTCATTTTCTCTGAACAAAGCACTCGCCTTGTTGTCTACTGTAGCGTCTTTCCACCTATTGGCGGAAGCGAACGCCTCGCGATATGCTTTCCGTTGTGTCATGCCTGAAATTAGGCATTGAACGAACTTTTCATGTCTCGCGTTTTCTAATACAGACATGCTCTCAACTCCTTTGAAAAATAAAAAGACCACCCAATTGAGTGGTCCTGGTTATGTACTGGGCGGCACGTGAACTTTAAAGGAAGAGGAGCTATTCACTTCCTTCTTTATTTTTTTAATTGTGCCGCCTAAGATTGTAGAAACCGAGAGAGGAAGCTGTTCACCTCCTTCTGTTTTTTTATAGGTTATGTGAGTAGCCTATAAAATATTTTGATGCTCTCTATAAAAACAGCTAGTTCAGATGGTTGTTCATTTACTCCACTTTTTAGCAGTTGTCCTGTTTATGATGTTCGTCTGACTAGCTGTAAATATACTAATTTGATAATAATAGTATATAGCAGAAAAACGTGATTAAACCGCCAAATATCCCGCAAAAAACCGCCAAAATAATTGTTCAACGATATGCGATCAATCTGCCTTTTTTATAAGCTTCAGCAAATTCAATTAGAGCTTCTGACATTAGTCTTTCAACGCTGCGCTCAGAGTAGCCAATTTCACGGCCGATTTTATAATTAGAATAACTATCAGGTGCACAGTAGCGGTAATAGAGAACTTGACGACTTGTTATTCCCAAAGACATCAAAGCTGCTAAAATAGCATCTCTTTCAGCTTCAGCTTCCATAAATTGGATCATTCCGTCTTCCGCCTTGTTCCCCCATCTATCGCCTTTTGGCATGTCTGACATGACTGGTGATTTAATATCTATCATTGACTTTCCCGCTATACGTACCCACTTACGATAATTTTTCAATATTTTTCTTGCATTACATTTAGTTTGATAAAAATCGACTTCTCTCAATAGCGCTATCATGCCATCCGCTCCTTGTGCTATAATGTTATTGACTAGATAACGTTTAGCACTGAGTGAAAGCTTGGTGTTTTTTTATGATATAATTGTTGTGAGCTAGGCTTTTCCTTCAATGGGCGCAAGCATATTTCAACTAGCTCACTGGCAACCGACCACTGGTTGCTTTTTTCTATGCAGTTGACGACGTTAGCGGAACGCTAACACTCTTCTTCAAACAACTTATTCATATCTATTTCACTAAACTTCTCTTTGATCCTGACCAATATCTCAAAACTTGGCTTCCTGAAATCATTCTCCATTTGTCGGTAGTATCCATACGAAAGATTTAATGCTTCGGCCATTTGACGCTGAGTTAATCCTGCTTGCTGACGAAAACTTTTTAAATATTCCATGTCTACACCTCCATGTGGTGCTTAACTCCAATACGGGTCATTTTATAGAGCTTTTTCTGCTCTCTAAACTATGACGGTTTCAATATTTCCAATCGTGTAGCATGTTGGATTGTATTTATATTTTTCAAACCAATTGATAATCAAACTCTCTAGTTCATTTTTATGTTCTTCCAAAACATCATCCAAATAGTCTTCAGCGACTTCTCCGCATTGATCATACACACCTGCGGCAATCCCCTCTAGAATATAACCAGCATCAATATCAAGACTTGGGCAAAAACACTGACCAACGGCAAAACTGACAATCTTCACATCTTCCTTGAACCAATCACCGAGTATGTCTTCGATTTCTGTATCAGTGTTTCCTTGGTTCCACTGAGATATGACTTTTTTTCCTGCTTCAATAGCCGCTTCTTTTGTTTCAAAATATTCAGTAGACTTCCAAATATCACAGTCTGCAGACGGGGCGCAAACCCATTCTTTATCATGACTCATAAAAATTTCCTCCTTTATCTATGCAATCGCTTCGGTTACCGGATCTTTAGTGATACAGCATATTTTGGCTGACTATGTTAATTTCAATTATCCTGAACAAGTTTCCTTCACTAGATAAATGATCTATGTAAAACTCACTTGCTTCTTTTCCCGTAGTAAAAGTTTCAGGAAATAGTTTCCATGGCTTGCCTACTCCTGCGCATGTCATGATTCCGTAGCAGTCTACATTCATTCCGCCACCTCTTTCATTCCCCATTCCGCGAAGGCTGCTAGGACTTGGGTCTGCTGATCTGGTGTCAATGCTATATATGCTAGAGAAACGGAATCGAGTGATTCTCCAAGTACAAGCAAGTAAACAGCGTCCATAGGAGAAACTCCTTGCTCTTCAACAGACCACTTCAACCACTCCAACACGACCTGCTGGTTTTCGTTGAGTTCATACGGCAATATTTTTCTAAACATTTCAGTATTTTCTCTGATCCAATCTCTCAAATATGGATTGTCAATGTAGTAATGTCCGTTGTTAGTAAGCGTATCTGTCAATACAGACTCATACGATTTTCTTGTTAAACGATGCTTCACTATCCAATTTCTGACAAACTCAATCGTGATATTCTCTTCCATTCTCACACCCACACTTTCTCGACTGTACCATTAAAGAATATTGTCAGCGCTTCTGCTTTAGATTCATCGGTGAATCTATAAGCCCTTTTCTCCCCTCCCAAGAGCGGTTCCATTTCTTCGTTGAATCTGGTAAAATACATCCCGCTTTGATGTTTTAGTACCCACTTCGGTTCTTCCTCAACCTCGTCTGGAATATGAAGTTCAGTAAAATGTGTCTTATACTTTGGAAAATCGTCATCTAGTGGTGTGCCGCAATATGGTGGTTCTTCGACTGGGAAATCCCACCAGAGAACAGGACCAATGTCTTCGTGCCATTTTCCGGCCAAATGAGCAATCACTTTCGTCGGTTCGTCTAGTTGATTAACAATTCCGATAATGTCATCGGAGGCATCATTGTATCCTTCCTTATAATCCGATCTGTCCAGTGACGTCCACGGTTTTGAAAAATCATATTTTTCTTTATTAATTTCTTTGATTAAATCTTGTTTTTCCATTTCATCCCTCTTTTCTTACTTGATAGGCTGAGTTAATTAACCTTTAATTCATTACGAACCTGATTGAAAATATCCTTAATCAGACTGAATGGGATATTTGAACGAGCGTTATATGCTCCGCCCTTCCGGTCCAACCTCTTGACTCCTAGCTCATTTGGTATATTGGCTTTTCTCAAGCCTAAATCGATATTACTTTTAAACTTAGTCGCTTTCTTTGCTGGGTAGCCGTAATTGTTGTAGTAAGTCAAATTGTCGAATGGAATACTAAAACCCAGAACTTTTTCGATGTATTCCCACATCCTGCTGCTGGTTGGATTCTCAATAATATAAATCTGAGGAT